TAGCACGGGCAATGGCTGCATTGCCGAACACATCACTTTCCGGGGCTGCGATGTAATACAGAGCATGGCCGCGATACGCTCCGGTAGTTGCGTTATACACTTTGATGAGCAGGAAATACATTGCACCAGCATCGAAAGTCAACACTACTTCCGTGTTGTCGGCGATTTCTCCTCCGCCGATATATTTCATGCCCGGCTTATTCTGCACGGGGCCGCCTGCTTTTCCAAATTGCATAGACACATTTCTATCCATCACTTACTCCGCCTCCTTGTTGTCAATAATAAGCCCGCTCTCGCTGTCGATTTGAGCGGAGAGCGCCTGAACGCCTTCCAGTTCATGCCGCAAAAGAAAGGAACTGGCAATCGTTCCGTCCTGCGCTGTGACAGTCAGATAGTCCCCGGCCTCCAGATATGGCAGTCCTTTCATAGATAGGTCAATGGGTGTAAAGTTTACCGGAGCAAGATTCGGGATAAAGATTTCATCCAGCATCGCCTGAATCATCTCAGGGTCAGCACCGTCTAAAGCCTTGAGTACAACATTGTCAGTCATTTCGTACACGCTGGCACCGTCGCCGAACTTGTAATCTATCACCTGCTCCTCTCCGGCGTCATCGGTGTAGGCATATCGCACAGTGCCGATCGCTTCGACATTGTACTCATCCCACCACAGACTTGAATACTCATTCGGCGTGATTGGGAAACTCGTATCCTTTGACAGCTTTATGAGTTTACATCCTCCGTGACGATTCGGCGCCGCAAAAGCGGCGTGCAGTTCAAGGCAGTCCACCAGCATGTCATACAGAGAAAAAGCATTCACGAATGAGTAGCGTAAAACTTTTTCTCCTGCTTGAGTTCGAGTCTGTTTTAATGTGCTGTTAAAGTAAACTCTCATTTTCGAAAGACCAGCGGGACTGGTATATTCATATACTTTCTCACTATCTTTTTCGCTTTTCCAAGCTGTGAATACACCATAATTAGGTGCACCTTTCCACAGGTCACTGATCAAGCTAAAAGATACCGGGACTATAATGTTTGCAGTGCGTTTACTTCCACTCTCCGAAGAACGATAAGGATAAAATATTTGATGGTTTGACAAAGTTATCTTACTTCCGTAATCATAGACACTGTTATCGAAAGTGAAACATGGCCATGGAAAAACGGTACCTTCCAAGAAAGCGGAGAAAATTTGTTCGTATGATTCATAGCCACTTACTAGTGGGTCGATACCTGCTTCTTTAAGGGCGTTCACCACTCCAGACTGAACACTTGAATAGTCGTTGTTTCCAAGTTCAACCTCGATAATACTGTCTAAATTCGCATAACTAAGAAAAGCATTGCCGCCATCTAACATTTGATATTTATGATAATCTACCATAATACCAACGGAGACAGCCGTTCCATCGTTTAGCTTCAACTCTAAATCTTTTTGATAGTTGGGGATATTAGAACCTATTACTTGGTATTCAGCAACCTTCTTTGTAAATCCCTGCTTCTCGAGAACCGTAGAGTCATACTGTGCGAGAGTCGACATCGAAAGGAGCCACATATCGGGGGTATACTTATCGCTCGGTAAAAAAATAGCGTCTTTTGCCTGCTCAAACTCGTTCCTAAGTGTCTCCCGGCCTATTCTTGTGTAGCCTGTCACCTTTCTATGCGCCATCGCCTGATGGTCACGCGGGCAGGACTCTACCCGGAATCTGCCGTATGGAATGCGGAAAAACGGGTATCCCAGATCAGAATCTGCAAGGCCTACATATTCCCCGTCCCAGCTGCCGGCTTCGATCTCTGCCAAGTCTTCCTCACTTAAAGAAGACAGATCTATCTCGGAGCTGCACTCTATGGTCATGCCATACATATTGCCCACACCCACGGTTTCAAACTCGATCACGCCGGCTTCAGTCAGGCCGAATTTAAACACATCCTGACTGCAAACGGACTCCGTAAACCTGACGGATTCTTTGACGATATCGGCATTGGTAATGTCCGGCAGTTCTCCATTTGGGAAGTGTGCGCGGAAATTCTTCCGCACCCCATCCGTTTTATAAAGTCTCTTCACGCTCTCAGGGATGTTCAGCATAATCTCACCTCTCAATCACCGTCAGCGTCTGTGCCTGCCACTGACGTCTGTTCACTAAATCCCATTTGTCCTCATCCTTGCGATCAATAAAGGCATCAAATGTCACCGTCGCGCCGGTGTTGCTCACGTAGGCGGTGACAGGATAATGCCCTGCCTCCTGTTTTTCGGAAACCATAAGCGCCACAAAAGCAGAAAAATCCTCTGCATTGCGAATGCCCAGTTTGACGGTGCCCTGTATCCGTGTCCTGACAATTTCCCGATGGTCGACCCAGTTGCCGTCTGTCCACGTCTGATAGATGTCAGCCTCCTGCATGTCATAGTTCTGGATGTCAACAAATTCTGTCAGGTCTTTACTCCCGACTTTGAAAAAAATCATGTCTTGGCCCCCAGTGCATTCCAGTTTGTGGCCTTTGTGCGCATGGTGTTGGCCTTGCGTACGACCTTGAAAATTTTTGCCGTGTCACCTTCAATACAGATCGGCCGATCTGCCATAGCAGCAGCAAGGCGCTCATAGTCGAACCCAAAGGCTTTATTCACCGGCTGCGCGGCAGTGATTCCTGACAGTGTGAACCGGGAATGATCTGCGGCGGCAATGTTGACCATACGCCGAACGGAAGTCCGAAAAGTCTCCGTGTTTTCCTCTACTCCAACTGCCGCGCCTGACGGGATCCATTGACCGAGCTCCCGGGCAAAAAGCCGTGAGGGGCTTCCCACTTCTGCCTCAGCGCGCCCCGCATTCAGTGCGCCTTGTACGGCGTTTCTTACCGCGTCCCAGAGACGGGAGGCCGCACTGAGAACTCCCTGGATAATGCCGTCAATAAGCTGGGAGCCGAGCTTCGCCCAGTCGATTTGGGCAAAGGCCGCTACCGTCTGGGAGAATAGCTCCGGCACAAAGGTCAGCAGCTGCGGTATGGCCTGGATGATGCCGGTGAGAAGTTCCAGCAAAAGCGCTGCACCGGCCTGAAGGATCTGCGGCAGGTTGGCGATGATAGTGGTGCAAATAGTAGGGATCAATCCCGTTGCCGCAGCGATCAGATCGGGCAGGGCTTGTCCGATCCCGCTCACGACTGCGGTCAGGATCTGGATGCCCGCCATCAGCAGTTGCGGCGCCGCAGAAATCAAGGCGTTTACGATTACTGGGATCAATGCTGACGACGTTGTGATCAGCTGCGGTAATGCTTGCGAAATGCCAGACAACAGGGTGCCGAGGATTTGCAGGCCTGCGCTGGTGATTTGTGGAAGGGCATTTAGCACTCCGCTGGCCAGCGCCATAATCAACTGGGTTCCGCCTTCAATCATCTGCGGCAAGTGTGCGGTTAGAACTGCTACCAGCTGTGGCAGAAGTGTTCCCGCAATGGAGAATGCCTGCGCACCCGCCGTCTCAGCCGTATTTAAGATGTTGTCAAGGCCGGCTGAGATTTTGTTTTCCGCATCCGCTTCTCCGACAATTAGGGACGTAAAGCCGTCCATCATATCAGCAATGCCCGGCATAAACTGCGCCTCGATACTGCGTTTGATACCGGATAAGGCAGTAGTCATGTCTTGCATGGAGTCTTGAAAACGTGCGCCAGCAAGCACGGCCTCATCAGACATGACTCCGCCTAACTCATGCACACGCTGGCGCATAGCTTCGGTATCCTCCGCGGAGGTATTGAGCAGAGCGCCCAGCTCCGTGGCTCCACGTCCCAACAGCTGCCCCGCGAGATAGGTGCGCTCTGTTTCGTTTTCCACATTCTGCAGGCCTGCAATCGTAGCGGCAAACAAGTCTTCGTTGGACATAGAGGCCACGTCCTCCATGTTGAGCCCGATGCGCTCAAAGGCACCGTTGCCGCTCTCAACCGCATTAGCCAACGTTTTCATAGAGGCCTGCATGGATGCAATAGATGTACCAGAGTGCTGCATGATTGCGTCCCACTCCTGATACGCTGTCCTTGATAGCCCCATCTTTTGGGACATTTTGTCAATGCTATCTCCATAGGCGGCCACCTCTGCGCTCCCGCTCAAGAGCATCTTACCGACGCCCACAACGGCAGCGCTTACGGCGGCTGTGCCAGTCAGGAGTGTCTTCGCAATTCCCCCGGCCAAGCCCTTTCCTGCGGTCTGGCCTGCCTTTTCCCCGGCACCGCCTGCGGCATCGTCGAGAATGTCCTCGATGCTCGATTCGATCCCCGGTGCCTTCGGGATGATATTTACATATGCGTCGCCTAAATTCGGCATTTCTGTCCGCCCCCTGTCATAGAGTCATGCCATGTTTCAAATTCCTCAGGTGTGTCAAAGCCCTCTCCGGGCGCTTCCTTTTCTTCCCCGTGAGTGAGCACGGCCAGAAGGGAGCTCGGCCGCCGACGGCCATTGACACCATCCTCGGTGTTCTGCCATACGAGAATGCGCTCCGCGTCGGCGATCAGTGCCAGCAGCAGCGTATTTAGCGGCGCTGCCGCTCCATTGATTTTCATCATAATACGCGAATCCGGCCTCAGCCCCATGGCCAGCGCAGCCGCCTGACGCGGCGGCAGTGCGCGCCAGTCCAAAACATGGTAGGTCTCGGCGAAATCGCAGGTCAACGCTTGTTCGTCGAGGCTTACCATGCGGGCGAGGCCAATCAGTTTTTTAAGGATACCTCCTCAAAATCATAGGTCATGATCTCCTGAAAGCAGTCTTTGAAGACGTTGACCGGAACGCGGCCGCCATGCTCGGCTGCGATGTGGTCATAGAGCTGTTCGCGCTGTTCGCGGCCAAGGAGCATATCAATGAGCTTTTCCACGGCCTTGAGCTGCCGGAGCTGAGAGGCAGAGTCATCCGCCGCCTCAACCAGAAGATCCACAAAACGCATGTCGTCGGCAACGGTCTCGTCAAACTTGAAGGTGAATCCGTTATTGAGAGTGCCGGTTTTCATTTTCTTGCCCTCCCTTCTCTCAGCCTGTCACAGTGACGGTGCACGCCGCAGTCAGCCCGCCATAATTTGCCGTGATAACGGCGGAGCCTTCTGTCTTGGCGGTGATCAGGCCGGAAGGGTTGACGGCGGCGACAGCAGGATCAGAGCTTCCCCATACCACAAGTCCGCCGGCGGGGTTGGTCGCCGCGATGAGCTGGGAAGTCTGGCCGATGGCGATTTCCAAGGCCTCGTTATCCAGAGAAATTGCCGCCTTGTCACCTTTCGGCAGCTGAATGTATTCTTCATGCGTGCTGCCGTTAACCTCCATCGCCTTGAGCGTGATCTCATATCCCACGGGCTCGTTGTTTTTATAAACGATGTCGCCGGTCTCCCCCAGAGAGGCCTGCGCGATCACGGTGCGCTTAAGCGCTCCGCCTCGCATGATCACATCAAAGACATAGCTCTGATCCGCCATCTCGTCGGTGGAGGCTCTGACGTGGATCGTACCCGCCTCCAAGTCAACCTCGACATTATTGTCGCCATATACCGTGCCGAGGACATTGGGATTGAGGGACTCGATAAGTTTAGCGGTAAACTCATCCGTCTTCCCCTTGTTGATGCTCAGCACCGGGTTTCCACCCCAGTCTTTGACGGTCTCTGTTTCCGATGAGTTCTTATTTTTAAGCCCTTCATCGGAAACATAGCCAAGTTCCAGAAAAGCCGGATCCAAGGCCTCGGTTGCGCTGGTAGGCAGGGGCGTGCCAAGAGGGGCGCGGAATACGGCGCCGCCGATTCTCGGCTTACCAGTGGACACATTGTTTGTATTCATTTTTTTCCTCCTGTTACAGATAATAGATCACTTCAAAGAGCGCTTGATAGCGCGGCTTTTTTGTGGTCAGGTCCGGGTAGTTATAATCGGTTTCACACTCGGCTCTGGAGATCTCCGGGCAGCGGATCAAGGCGGCCATTGCCGCTTTTACCTCATCGTTGAGCATGGCAGCAGCGGCTGTGGATTCCGCCCAGGACTGTATAGCCAGCGTGGCGGTATGGATGTGATCCTCTTCGCGGGAGCCGGTCTTCTCCACGGTGTGGAAACGTTCCGGCATAGGTGTGGGCCTGTCCCCCGAAACCGGGAACGTCAGCGTCTTTGAGAGCGCAGCAATGACATATTCTTCGATTGTCATATGCTCACACTCCCCAGCGCCTTGAGCAGCGTATCGTTTTCACTGTTATCCTTCTTTGCCTTGTACGTTACCGCTCGGACAGAGGCAATGCCGATAAAGTTGATAGGGTGCGCGGACTCCACCTCGTAGCCCTCTCCGGCCGCGGCTGCGATCTTTCCGGCGGCATCGTTGAGGACAGCCTGCATCCGGTCAGACTTCATCAACTCATTCAGCCCTTTCAGGTTGAGCTTAAACTCGACTTCACTCATAGCGCTCACACCTGATTTTTCTGTGCCACGGCGTCGGGACAAGCGCTTCAATTCCTTGGATGGTTTTGCCGAAAGTGCGGAAGCTCTGGCCGAAAAACTCGACCGTGGTGTCCTCCCAATCGTGCGTATCGCCCTTCGGTATCCCCAGCATGTAGGCGATCGTCTTGCCGTAAAGGGTCGCCGCGTCGTTATAGTCATCTGCTGTTGGCTCTCCAGGCAGGCAGTTTTCCACAGTGACTGTGCTGTCCTCATAGATAGGATTGTTGAGTGCGTCCAGACCGACCTTCGTCCGAACATGCAGGATCACGGGGATACCTTTCACGGCACATTTGCCTCCTGACACAGCGCCTCCAGCGGCGAGCTGCTGCCGATACGGTCGCTCAGTCCCAAAAGCTGCTTCTCAAGTTTCGAGAGATACAGCTCCCCGGCGCTCCCGCTCCCCAGCGTCCAGGATTGGCTGTATCCCAGGGCAGACATGCTGCCCTGACTGGCCCCCATGGGGACCCCGGAGGCAGCAGCATCGCCGTCCCCCAAGGCCCTCATGACCATGCGGCAGGAGACGATCTTTTTCTTCTCCTCTTCTGCCGATTTGCCAAAGGCATCAATTATCACAGCCGCGTCATGCAGAAGCGCCGTGCAGGTTTCCCGCTCTTTTTCGCTCAGCTCGCGCTGCAGTCGGCACTCTATGTCGTTTATTGTTGCGTATTCCATTGACGCATTTCATTTCTTTCTGCCATTGTCAGGCTTTTCATCGGGGGCCTGAGTCTTTTCCTCGGCCTCCGGTGCCTGGCTCAAGGTGCCGCTCCCGGAGGGATCCTCGGGCGGCATAGTGGGTGTCTGGAAATCTGCAGCGGGAATGTGTCCCGCCGCTTTGTATTCCTCGACCCGCTCTTCGGCAACGTACATTACGCTTCCGGTGATCATGTTGCGAAACTCGACCATATTACGCTGCCTTCTTTCCGGTCAGCAGGTTAAAGGCATTCAGATCTGCGCGGAAGCCGACCTCTATCTCCGCCATGACAGCAAACATATTCTGCTGCCAGAGGTTAATGGTGTGGGTCTGGCCTTCCGCGTCCTTATAGGTCAGCGTGGCCTGATCGCTGATTTTGACCTGCACCCCTTCGACCGTGCCATACAGCGCCTTTGTCCAGTCCCCCGCGATGCCGACAATGGCAGGCGCTTCAGCACTTCCGGCCTTATACAGGCCACGGTTAAAGTAGATGGGCGCTCCCAGAATGCGGCTCGGCGCGCCGTCGGCAGCGCTGTTGGTGAACAAGGGACGGCCATCGTTATCCACAGCAGACAGCAGCAAGCCTCGGGCCTGCGCGCCCAACGCGAAGCCATTCAGCAGCCCTCCGGCCGTGGAGATGTCGGCGTCTGCCGCAACCAGCCCCTTGTAGGTATCGGCTCCTGTGCTGCCGGGCAGAATGCTCTGTGCGGTGCAGCTGGCAAAGGTATCGAAGTTGTCACCGGGTTTTTCCATAGCGCCGAGGCAGGTCTGGTCAAAGGCGGTGCCGAGCGCGGCAGGCAGACGCTTCACCAGAGCGTCATATAGGGCCCCGGCGTCGCGTTTGAACTCGTTGGAAAAAGGCTCGATCACAGCGAGTTTATAGGCCTGCATAACCTTCTTGCCAAGGTTCGCCGTGCTCACGGGCTTAGGATCTGTCTCGCCTACCCATGCGGCAGTCGGGTCGCCGGTGATGACCGGAATAGTCAAACCGTGACCGGGCAGGGTGATCGATTTGGCCAGCTTCATAATGGCGGACTCATCCTGCGTTTTCTCAAGGATTTCGCTGCTGACCTCGCTCGGCAGTTCGATGTTGTTTCTGTTTACATTTTCGGGCATGATGTTTCTCCTTTCTTAATTCGTCAAAGACTCAAAGTAGTTGATAAACTTCTCGCGGGCCGTGCCCCCAGTCGGCTGGTATGCCTCTCCAGCGTCCGGCACATTCGGATAACCGCCGCCCTGAGCAAAGTCCAAAATGGCTTTTGCCTGCGTGCGCAGGTTCTCCTCGTCGTCGGCGGTCAGAAGATTGGCGGGAACCTTCAGCTCTTTGGCCACCTTCTCCCGCAGCAACCGAGCAGTCTCACTGCTCTTGAGCTTGTCCAGTTCCTTCTGCAGACTGGCTGCCTTCTCGTTTGCCTTCTGGAGCTCGCTTTTCTGACTTTCTTCGGCAGCATCATACTTGGCTGCCTTGTCCTTGAGGGTCTCATAGTCGGCGTACTTGCCGCGCTCCTGGCTCAGTCGATCGGCAATGATGGTATCAAGCTGCTTCTGTGTGTACGTCTTCTCCGGCTCTCCCGCCGTGGGCTTGGTTTCCTGAATCACAGTTTCATCCATGCTTTTGTTTTACCTCCTCTTTTTCGTAATTTCCGGCTCTTGCCCTCGCCGTGAGGTATAAAAACAAGGGGCTGAATCCCTTGCTTTATACAAACTTATGTATCCTGGCTGTTTTTCCGTTCTGCATAGGCAATGCGCTTCTGCTCCCGGATCTTGTCGCCGTTAGCCTTGTACTGCTCCCGGCGGATCGAGTTCACCTTATCGTACCAATCTCCGCCCTCGGCAGCGTTGTACTGCTCCAAATACCGATTGGGATCATAGCCGGCGACGCCTCCCCTCCCGTTAAAGCGCACTGCATACTCACAGTCGCAATTACTATGGATATGCTTCGCGTGACGGCTGGCCGCGCTGAAGCTCTGCCGCTGCCAGCCGTTGGAGGCCAGCATGATGCAAAACGCACAGGTATCGCCATTGGGCACCCAAGCAGCTTCCGCCCCGTCGCGCAGGGCATTGCGCAGCATGGTGTCCGCTCCCGCCTGTTTGACAAGGCGGCCCACCGTCGAAGGCACTGTGCTCGGTGCCTGTTCACTGGCCTTTGTGATCGCTGCGGCCACCTCTCCCAAATCTGCGGTTTCAGCCGGAACCGCCGGCGGGACATGTACATGCGAGGCTTCCGCGATCGCGTCATACATTTCGCAGGCCAGCGCCGCCGCAGCCTCTCCATACCAATGCGACAGCGCTGCAGCATACGCAATAACGTCCTCGACAGTCCTCTGGCCCCAACCTACTTTATCCATCCATTCGGTCATGTCTCTGGCTGCCTTCTCGTTAATGGCTCTCAATTTACCCACATAGTCGCGCCAAGCGCTAACCGATATCACCATGGTTTATTCCTCCCCGCCTTTTTCTAAACTTTGGAACACAGCCAGACCCCGCGCGCGGCTTTCCTGTGCCTTGATCCGGCGGATGTCCGCATTGCTGAACCCCATCATTTCAAGGAAGTTGTCTGTGTTGGCAAAGCTCGGCCGGGCACCGGCGATCTTGACCGCCGCATCCGCCGTTATCGCCACTGACGGCATGGCGGGATTCTTAAACCGTGCCATGATCCCGGTCTCTTCCTCCGTCAGTTCTTCGGGCTTTACGTTGCGGGCAATGGCCTGCGCCATGACGGCGATATTGTAGAGCGCTGCCGCATTCCCCTCGTTCAGCTGCTCTGCCAGCAATACCAGCGTCTGACTCTGGGCCATGATCGCATCGGAGCTTGTGGGGTTAGCGTCATTGATTACGCCCACATCTGTCACGGTCAAGCCCGTGGCAGCGCTGAATTGCGTGGAAAGCACGCGGAGCATGTCCACATGCGGCTGGAGCGTGCCCTGCGCCAGCTGCCCAAAGGTGGGTTTTTCTTTGGTGTCCGGGTCTGCAGTCGCCGAAAGGATAGAGCCCACATAGGTCTTAAACTTGTCGTTTATAATGGCGTCATACTGGGCATCGCTCACGCCCAGCAGATATTTCTGCGGCGTTGTCGAAAATTCCAGCCCAATTGTCGCATTGGCCACGGTGCGCACATAACCCCGGATCAGCTCGCGCACCGGTTTCTTTAACCGGGATCGTCCGAAGGGTTTGGCGCTGGTTCCGTTCCACACCAGCGGCTCCATCATCGGCCGCCCAAGCTTGTGCCGGAACTCCTGAGCTATCCAGCTCCCGGAGGGGGACGCCCGCAGCGTCCAGACTGCGCGGTCAGTATACAGGTTGATCATCTTTGGCCGCCATTCGCCGCCGCGCAGCGGATCCTGCTCTGTGTCGATAATGGCCATCCCGTAACCAATTCGTTCTTTCTCTCCGTTCCAGACCGCTGCCGCCGTCTCCGGCGTATGCCATCTGATCCTGCACCCGAGTCTGGGATCCGCGCTCAATGTTGCAAAGGTGCAGCCGTATTTCAGTTGATCCCGGCAGGCTCTGCTGTATGCCGGCTTCATGTTGTTCGCCTTCATGATACGGGTCATAGCCTCCGCGTCGCTGCCATCGCTCCCGACAAATCCGTCAAACATTGACCGGGCCGCCAGTACGTCCACCGCCTTTTCTCCCCATGCACAGCCGATCTCCAGGCCGCGCATACCATGAGGCAGCGCAAGCCCCAGATTGACTTCACCCAGAGTTACATGGCCCTCGTAATACCGGCGTTTGATTCGGTTCCCGTGCTGGTGGGCGCTGTATACATTCAGCAGCGTGCGCAGCTGCTCCCGCTCATTTGCTCCGAGGCCCTGCGCCTCACAGATTTTTTTATCCCAATACATAAGCCCTCACCCTATTCTCATCTTGCGGGAGGGATCCCGCTTGCTTGTTTTTGCGCCCCACAAGGCCAGAGCGCAGGCCTCCAATGGCGCCGCGTCCGGGCCGCCAAAGGCCCAGCCGCCCGGCAACGGCCGCTTAACAGCGGAAAGCGCTGCTTCATTCAGTGCGTCCTGAGGCTTGTACCAGGTCAACGTTCTTTCCGTAACGGCGTTGCACAGCATGCCGACGGACGCCACCACATCGCGGCCACGGGGCCGAATCACAGAGTCTTTTGCCTTCCAGACTTCCTGCAGGCGATCTACCAAAACATCGGCACCGTTGCGTCCGTCCACGACCACGCAGGATGCGCGGGAATACCGTTCGTTGAGCCAATCGGCCAGCCATTTGATGCCATAGCCGCTTGGCCTGCGGTCGATCAGTGAAATTCGTGCCGGGCCTTCGGCAGGGATCACCGCGCCGCAGAGCACGACCTCGCTGCCGTCTGCCGTAAATTTCACGCCATAGGCGGTCTTGCCGTCCGGCTTCAATGCCGCAGAAGCGCAAGCTTCCCATGCCGCGGCATCTAGAGCCTTTTCTGCCTCCTCAACTAAGACCGGAGACCACCAGCCCAGACGCTCACGCGCGAAGCCGTCCGGGCTCATTGTCCGCCGCTCTTCTGTCGTAAATTCTTCGCTGAGTCTCAGGCCAAGCCCGGGATTCGCCATGTACCAAAGATTCACGTCGTCGGCATTGATTTCCTCCACACTTTTGGCTTCAATACCCCATTCGTGCCATGCATCGTGCGGCCCGGGTGCGGATAAGCAGATATCGCGTCTGCGGCGGAATACGGTTCCGGGACAACCGGGATAGGGAGGCGTACCGGTATAGATGATCTGCCTGGTTCCCGTCGCGGAGGCGGCCAGCGTAGCCATCACAGCATCCAGCTGATCGTCGGTCAGTTCCTGCGCCTCGTCGAAAACCACAAGGCCAATGCCGTCAAATCCACGGGCGGCTTGACGGCTGCGGGCTGAAAATTCGATCATGCCGCCGTTGGTCAGCTCGATACTCTCCTCGCCGTTGGTCCGGCGAATCTGCTTGACCATTTTCATGATCTCGGGATGTCGGCGATCCGTGAAAAGCCGCTCAAGGCGGCGAAAGCTCCTCTTTGCCGTTTTAACCTGGTGCGCCGTATGTAAGATGCGCTCCGCGCGAATCACAAGCCCAAAAAATTCCCGAGCCTCCAAAATGCCGTTTTTTCCATTTTGCCGCGGTGTGCTGAGGCCGGCGGACGTTGTGGAATACTTGCCGTAAGCATCCAGCCCCAGCCAGCTGTTCAAGACAAGCTGCTGCCACGGATCCAAGGAAAAGCCATAAGCTGCGATCAGATCACCGGCATCGACGCCGTCCGTCGCCGCCCGTGCCGGTTCCACGCAGATTCTCGGTGTCTGGGCCCCTCTCATTCGTTGGCTGCCCCTCTGCGCTTCATGATGACCGCCAGCGGCGTCGGCTGATCGTCTTCCTTGCCGCCGCTTTCATTCTCCGGCAGTGCTCGGTAAATCTCCTTCAGCCCATCCAGATAGAGCCTCAGCAGATTGGAATAGGACTTGATCAGCGGATTCTCTCGCGTGCCATGCTGGCCGCCCCCATTGTCGTATTCCACGACGAGGCCTGCCTTCTCGCACTCGCTTTTCGCCTCATCCAGCTTGACCTTGACAAAGGCAATGTGACGGGCGACGCCTTCCAGACTTCCGCGCTTTTCTTCCGGCGCTTTTTGAATCAATTTTTGCAGTATTTCAAACTCGTTTTGGATGTTTTTCGGCCGGCCCATATAATGTGTCTCCCTCGATTTGACCACCCCTCGCGCGCCCGCGCATCGGGGGTATTTCGGCGCTGGTCGCAATAGGGGAGTAGCCTTCGGCCCCCCTGGGGGTCTCCCCCCTCCCTCTGTCACCAATCGCCGTCCGTGATGATGATTCTATCCGCTTGCCCCGGTCGCCTCCGTGTTCCGTTTCCTTTGGCCTGATTGCAGCAGTAGTGGGCGGCCTGCAAATTAGACCAATCCTGCGCGGCTGCTTTTGCGGACTCGTATCCAAACTCTCTCCATCGGCTGACCGGCTTGATCTCGTCGATCACGAAAGAAAGCGGATGCGCTGCGTCGCTGGGCTCGTCGTAGTGGATCGGGCCGAGGCGTCCCCCGCAGATGCCGCATGGGGCGCCCATGGCACGCAGGCGGTGCCGATGTTTACGGCGGAGGTTGCCGTTTGCTGAGCGTGGATTGTTCATAGCTGCCTCGGTTTTAAAGCCGCGTGGCCAGCAAGGAATGTTGAGGACGCTGGCCGCGCGAGGAAAGTATCTAACCCTTGTGCCTTTACATTAACACACAACTTAGGGCTTTTTTTCCCGTCTTTTTCCCACGTTGGCAGACGGCGTGAAACTGGACAGTCCGAGTTCGCAGGCAACTTCTGTCAGGATCGCTCTCACATGCCGGTATGCCGTTGTCTTCGACATGTTGACCGTCATACCAGCGCCGGTGATGGTGTGGCTCTTCTTCCAGTAAATGAGCTCAAGAAGATGGCGATCCTCTTTAGTGAGTCTGGAGATCACCCTTTCAATCGCTTCCGAGGTGCGCAACTGCTCCAAAATGTATTCATCGCTTGCCAGCTTCAATCCGATAGCTTCTGTAAGCCTGCTCTCCTCAGAATGAGGATAGTCTGTTGTGCCGGAGGGCATGAGGGAAGAGCGATATTCGGCCAACTGCCGTTTGTGCTGTTTGTAATGCTCCAGTTGATATTCCACATACCCCAGCACTCTGGGATCGATCTTTTCGGTCTCTCTCATTTTTTGCCCTCGCTTTCTCCCGCTCATTCACGCTTGTGTCCCCCTCTCTTTTTCGGTCTGGGTATAATAATCTGGCCCCCGCGCACTCTTGGCTTTTCCGGCAGCACATAGCGCAGATACTTTCCGATGACAATTCCGTCCTCGTCGGTAATCTCTCGCACGGCCTTAATGACGGCCCCGGCCGGCGGCTGGAGCTCTTCAACGCTCCTGATCTCTTCCGGCTCGGATAATACCGGCTGTTCCATGCCTCGGCTCCCGCTCCACCCCTTCATGCCCGGCAGCTTACCAGATACGTTGCTCACCATGTACTCGGCCAGACGTGTGCGATCATTGTCACCGTCGAGATCCTTGACTATCACAGTGCCTATCCCGCCAAAGAGCGGCCAGATTTCGCGCACGGTCTCGACTGCATCGCTCGGAATTATGATGTGGTGATGCAGGCGCGCCGGTGCCTCTCGCTTTGGGCTCCAATTTGCCGTCTGCCAAAACCCTTTGAGGCTTTTCCCGGTTCTCTTCTTGTATTGCGCCCGGCACTTCCTCCAGAACCTTGTGAGGTTGTCTGCCGCTTTCTCATACCACACGCTGCCCGGCACGTTATCAGCAGGATTCAGGCTCCCCGGATAATGCTCTTTGTCATACTTGCAGGTGACGAAGGCATCGCCGGCGGACATGTTGCACCCGATCTCTCTGGCAAGTCTCTGAACGGAGCTTCTCTCATTGGCTTTGATTTTTTTCAGCGAGCTTGTACCCGCTCGCCGGATTCCTCTCGACTTCTTTCTGCTCGAGGACGGAGAGAGCAGCGAGGCTCGCTCCTCCACCGTCCGATCAGAGATCACATAATACTTCATCAGTCTTTTCATCTCCGTCTCCTCTTTTACATATCTGGTAGTCGGTACGTTAGCCGGTAAAAAGTCCCGCAAGAAACGCGCACGCGCGTATATAATAAGTACATGCAGCAGCGTTTCCGTTTGGCTCTCTTACCTGCATCTTTTTGAAAGGTGCAGGTAACAATTCCAAATCATTCCCTTAGTCCAAATAGCGGACAAGGCCGCTGAGGATCATGTGGCGCTCCATCCGAATTTTCATTTTTGCGCAATTTTGTGTATTTTCTCTTGACTTTTGTGTAAAAATGTGTATAATAAGAATTGAGGAAAGGAGGCAGACATGACACCAAGAGACAAAGCGATCAAAGAACTCGGCGAAGCCGGTTACATCTTCGACCGGCATGGTGGAAATCACGATATGTACTACAATCCCAAGCTAAGATGTTCGATTCCCGTCAAGCGCCACCAGTTCACGGAAAACACTCTTCGTTACATTGAAAAAGAAATCAAGCAAAACCGGCAGGGCAGGGGCAAATAAAGCCCCTGTATCCCTGACTCATATAAGGAGGTTCCCATGAAATACACCTATACTGCAATTTTTACCCCGACAGAAGATGGAAACGAGTTCTATGCGCGTGTTCCCGATCTTCCCGGCTGTGTTACTACCGGCTCCGATTTGGTCGACGCTATCGAGCAGATCACTGACGCTGCATCAGGCTGGCTTGTCTCTGCTGAGGATCACGGTGATCCGATCACTTCTGCCACCCCTCAAACTGCGCTTCCCCGTGGTAAAGAAGATCTTCTCTCCCTTATTCAGATCGACACCATCGCTTACCGCGCAGCAACGGACACCCGCGCTGTCCGCAAGAATGTTTCTCTTCCTGCATGGATGGCGACACTCGCAGATAAGCGTGGGATCAACTGCTCCCAGCTGCTGCAGGAGAGTCTGCTGTCTCGCCTC